ATCGTATTCCTCTCCGTAAGGCAAAGATGTTGATATTGTCTTTCTTGCTTCTTTTTTAAATCGGTGTCTTGTTTCTCTGGCGTTGCCTTCTTCTTGAATTGCGCAACATCCATCCCAAAGGGTGTTACTAGAGGCTTTGAGATGTCGAATGAGAGCTTCAATTGATTCGAATCGCATCTTTGTTCTGACTTCAAACGCCTCATTCTTCTCATTTGTCCTTACCTCTTTAATGATGAATGTTTTCACTGTACCCCCCTACGAAAGAGGTATTCAAATAACACTTAATCACCATTATCGAGATATAAATTTCTTGCAACCTAAATTTTTTACTGGACACGTTTTTATTACTCACTTGTCCTTCCTTGGATGAAACTGTTTAAACATCTCTTGAATCTTATTGGTGCTCAAATGTGTGTATCTTTGTGTGCTTGCTATCGAACTGTGCCCTAAAACCTCTTGTATCAATCGTAAGTCTGCCCCTTCATCTAGTAAGTGAGTCGCGCAAGCATGTCTTAGTGTATGTGTCGTAACACCTTCAATACCTGCTTTCTTCGCGTAATTGGTCACTATCCTACTTAACAATTGCCTACGTAACTTCTTGCCCATCAGCGTTTGAAATAAAGGCCCTGCGTGCGTTCCTCTTTCCTGTATGTATGCTGCTATTGTATCGTAAGCCCCTTGTGTTAAAGGCACAGTCCTTGTTTTGCTGCCCTTACCACACCTGACAAGTATCGTATGACCTGCCGTATCTCTGATATCGAGGTCGCACAATTCACTAGCTCTTAGGCCGCTGGAATACAATAGCTCTAGTATCGCTTTATCTCTCAAGGATGTAGGTATCGCAAGGATTGCCTCTATTTCGTTCACAGTTGGCACATACGGCGATTGTTGGCTTACCTTGGGTGTTGGTACCTTCAGCATTATATCATCTTTCACCACGTCCGTAATTCGTAGATACAAAAACAAGCTCTTAATTGACATGCGATAACGATTGAGGCTTGCATTGCTATTACCAAGGCTTTTGCGATACCCTAGATAACTCACAATCATTTGACCTTTGATATGTCCTAGTCTCTTAACTCCCTTCGATTGTAGATATTCCAAGAACATGATTATATCTGACGAGTAAGCTATTATTGTTTTCTCGCCTACCTTGAGATTCATATATTCTTTATAGTCAGTTAGAATGTCTTGCATCCAACTTGAAATCTGCGGTTGATTTTTCATGTAGTGGCTCTCGTTTCTTGTAGTGTTGTGCTTGTAGGTATTGAAGATACTGCGTGATTATTGCCGTAGCACTTAACCCCGTATCTATGCAGAGCTTCCCTAAAACGTCGTGCAAATCCGCTGGTACTTGTACGTGCAATGACTTCTTGCCTAGTTTGTTGTTCATGTTCCCTCTTTAGTTTGTTTATCTCTACTTCAACTCTCTCGATAACTATATTTGCTATCGCGTCGTTTCTTCCTGAGTTTATTAGTGTTGCGTGCCTGTTTTGCGCGTTCTCTAACTGTGTTTGTATTAGACTTGCCATAGTATCTACCCCTTACATTTGTAGCAACAAGGAATTACAGTTCCCCATTGCTACGTGATTGTTAATGATTCCATAATACGTATATATTGCCATTTGGCGCGTCGACTGTAAAGACATCACAATTACAATTCAGATCTCGCGTGTATGCTTGTATGTCGAAATAGTATTGTAAATGCTTAGGTATCTGCTCAAACTCTCCGCTTTCTTCTAACCAATTCCAAGCGTACTCCGTTAGATCCTTAAATTCACCCTGATAGTTATCGTCTATATACTCCACTGCTTTCGCTACTCCGTGCCCGCAATGATCCATAACACCAGTGATTAGCTCTAAATCATAGCTGCTATTGCCTACCGCTTCGCCTATTTCGGCTATTTCTTCTAGCCTTGTATATTCCTCTATCCTGTAATTGCCAAAACCTTCGAAATCATGTATTGCCCATTCTTCCGCGTCACTCTCAGGCGATTGTTTCAACATTTCATTAACTTCGTCTTGCAATGTGTCTAGGTCTTTACCTTCACAATCAATCCAAATACCATGCAAAAAACCGTTGTTATATGCTGCTAAGCAGGCTACGTATATTCTCATTAAACTACCTCATATCCTTCTATTGTTTGTCTAAGTGTTGGTATGTCGTATTCTTTTGCTTCTTCAATACCTATCTCGCCTATATGGTCTATGTCGTAGCACTCTGTTTCCTGCATCATGTCGTCAATGTCCGCACAATTGGCTATATCCCTAGCTGATTCAAGGCTTGTAGCTAATATCAACGCGAAGCCGTATGTGGTTGCTGATCTTCTTACGTAGTATGTTTTCATTATTCCTCTCTTTGTTCCGTTAAATATTGTTCTATTCCATCTTCGATATGTGCCCATGTTAAACCGTAGTTGCAATCATGGTTATCATAGAGCTGCTTGAGTATCTCCCATGCTTCCCAAAGCTCTAATCCTGCTTCGCAATAGTTTTCGGCATAGTCTATTACGTCTTGCGCACACCATGTTATCGAGATTGTTTTAGTTGCTTCGTCTATCATTTAATCATCTCCACTGTAAGAGGCTGAAACCCACAAAACCTTAATATTAAGTTCTTCGTCACTATCTTCTTGCAATTCTTCTTGTTCCCATGCACCGTATTGTCTTAATAGACCGATACAAAACTCTCTTTCTAGCTTCAATTGCAGCTTTCTAACCCAAAACTTACAAGCTTCGTAGTTGTCGCCTGAGCAATGACAGCTATCAATACATTTCTGTGGCAATAGTTCGTATAAATGTGCTTCGCATTCTATCTCTGATATCATAGGTTACCGCCTTTCATTTCGAGATACTCTTTCACTTTCTTTAAGCTAATTGGCTTCTTCATTATCCCTGAATCATGCCATTGCACTGTGGAGAATAGCGCATGTTCTGGTACTGAGTGAATACCGTGCGCCTTGTTCCAGTTCTCATTAAAGCTCGGCTTTTTGCCTTTATTAAAGCTTGATATTGCCTTTTGCGTGATCTTCATTTATTGATCCCCTATTGCATCGTTGTTTGTTTCGCTTCTTCTCGATAGTTGCTACGACCTAGCGTAAGTTAATACGTCACCTAGGGAGACTGCTATCAATTGAGTCCATTTCGCACTTCACAAAATAGATCAATTCAGATACGCAATACTATAACACACAACATACATTTGTAGCAACATAGAATATAGTAGTAGATACATAAATCGAGTGTATGTTATAGCAAGGATAGACATTAAAATAAACAATTGATAGGAGGTTGTGATGGTCAAAGGAAGAAAGTTAACATACAAAGAGCGAGTATCTAAGCTTGAATCAGATGCTAGCGAGAGGCGACGAGTAGCAACAGCGTTGTGCAAGCATCTAGCAGAGGGATTTAGTGTTGAGAGTTTTAGCGAATTAACAACAAATTCTTTAAAGAGGTACATGAATCTCTATAAGGAAGAGTTTATACCGGAGGAAATCGAACTAGCTGCACAACAAGGTCGCGATATGTGGGAAAGTATCGGTCGAAAGCAAGCAATGGGCGATTGTCTTGGCAATAGTCGTACTTGGTGGTTGAACATGGCACATCGGTACAAATGGAGTGATAGAGTCAACATAGAAACCGAACACAAAGGTAACATTGCCGTGAACATTGTATCTTATGCCTCATCAAAGGCGCCTACAGATACACCACAGTAGACATGTACAATAACATAAACTATGCACACCTGTTATTCGTCACTAGTTAGCACATAAGTATCGAGAGTGCTAGCTAGGGTTTGCGACAAGTTAAAGATTGAAATTGTCTATAGCGAAAGGGGTGTTGCCCCCATAGAGAGAGACCATCCCCATTGACAGAGGTCCACCAAAAATATTTCCAAAAGTAGGAGCTTGTTTTGTCAAAGTGCTATCCAGAGTGTCCAAATGCAGGTAGATACAACGTAATGAGATGTGCCGCTTGTGTAAGGGAGTATGATAAGAGGAAGAGAAAGAAGGTTTTTGAGAGAGTTTTGAAGGAGCTAAGGCAAGAGAAGTCGAAATAGGGACTAGAAACTGAGGAATTTTGTTTTAAAAAATCCGATCATAGGTCTTATGGGTCTATCGCAGCAGAGAACCTTAACCAGCTCGCAAAGCTCTTCACTATTCGTTTCGAGCTGCTTCGACTGTTTAAGGCGCTATTTTTTATATTCATCTCACAAGCGCCTCTAATATTTAGGGTACACGATTGAATGCTCTGGTGTCAAGAAAAATCTTCACTTTTGTAAAAATATTTCTTTGCTTTGATAAAAATATTTCTTGCTAACTTTCCTGAAATTTTGCATTTTGTATCTTGAAGCCTCTGATGTATGGCTACTTGCGTTTCTTAGGTAGTTTTATAAGGTAGTAAGAGGGTCTATGCTAAAACAAGAAGTTACTGATGTTAATTGCGATAGGACTAAATGCTGTGCTGAGTATTACGCGTTTCTTACAGAAGATATCAAAACTAGAATGAAGATTATCCGCGATTCACTGCAAGAAGCCGACATGAGAGGTTTAATACTTACAAAGGAAAGAGAAAATGAAATTAGGATTGTGTAGCGTGCTTTTTATAGTGCTTTTGGTGCTGAAACTGTGCGCGGTGATTACGATAGGCTGGTTGTGGGTGTTTATGCCTTTGATAGTGATGGCGGTATTTTGGACTGCAATTGCTATTCTATTTGGGGTGGTGCTAGTAGGTAAAATCGTGCAGGAGTTAAACAAATGATCTCATACAAACAAATAGCAGTGAGAGATCAGTTCGTAGAAGCTCCGTTAAAACCTTGTCCCTGGTGTAAAAAGACGCCGAAGTTACTGATGCCTCTAGATCAAAAGAGTTCGGTAGGACATGGAATGGAAGATGATACGACGTGGATGTGGAAGATTTACTGTGATTGTGATGTTCATTCGGGTGCGCATATCTCAATTCGGAAGACTAGCAAGACCAATCTTAGCAGGTTTCTCGATAAAGTTGACGAATTGTTTAACAAATGGAATGAAAATAATCCTGTGAAAGCGTATGAGAAAAAAATATTGGACCTTAAAATGATACCTAACTTGGAGATGAAATAATGTTGAAGTTTGTACAGAAGTGGATGAGAGAGAAAAGAGAAGACGCAGAGATTACAGAAGACGGAACAATTGAAAAGTGGACTAAGTGTGACGATGGATTACCGAGCAGTGATAGAAAAGTTGAAGTTATGGTTTATTCTCCTGCCTTCGAGGGCTATACAAATCGTCAGTCAGCAAGCATGGATATCTGTTTTGCTCAATTCAATCCTCATGTAGGTTGGAAAATGGAAAAATCAGGTGTTGTAGTGGCCTGGAAAGACATGGATAAAGAGTATCGCGACATGATTAATGACTTAGACTGGTGCAAGTTCCTTCTGTCAGATAAAATAAAGGATTAGTATGGATATTGTTGACATTAGTTTGTCTTTTTGTGCTGTTAGTTTCGGTACATTACTTCTTACAGTGGCTTATATTCTTCTTACTAGGGTTAATTAATGCCCAAACGCATCCGATCACCTGAGTATTTAGAAAAACAAAGAAAATATAAATCTGAAAAATATAGAGCTAGAAGAGATGCTGCGATTAGTTATTTAGGTGGATGTTGTATTTCTTGTGGTTATGGTCAGAGAGTGGATCTTCATTTCGATCATATTAACCCATTGACTAAGAAGTTTCCTATTAGTAGAGCGACTAGCGATAGAGTTTTTTGGGAAGCTATTCAGGATTGTCAGTTGTTGTGTAAGGATTGTCATAGAATCAAGTCTGATAAAGAGAATTCTGGTGAAAATTGTCATAAGGCAAAGTTATCCAATGAGGAAGTGAAGAAAATATTAGTTAAATTAAAGCAGGGAGTCCCTCAGATACAACTAGCTAGAGAATTTAATGTTGGTGCTATGCAAATTTCAAGGATCAAAAATGGAACTAGATGGAGATATATGACCGATGAAACTTAAGATAATTGGAGAGCATGAACAGGTAACAATAGATCAGATGAATAAGATTTGTTTAGATGATTTAGTAAAACATGCAGTTCTTTGCGCTGATGGACATCTAGGGTATTCTGTTCCTGTTGGCGGTGTGGTTGCTTATGAAGGGTATATTAATGTCAATGGTGTTGGTTTCGATATTGCTTGTGGAAATAAGGCTGTTTTGTTGGATTGCGATGCTGAAGGGGTTAAAAATAACATATACAGAACAATGAACGAAATACAAAAGCACATAAGCTTCGGAGTGGGGAGAAGAAATGATGAACGTGTGGACCATGAGCTTTTTGATGATCCTGTTTGGGGCGAACTCGATGTCCTTCGCGGCCTTAAAGACAAAGCAATTGCGCAGCTCGGAACAGTGGGATCGGGAAACCATTACGTGGATATCTTTGTTGACGATCTTAAACGCATTTGGATTGGGGTACATTTTGGCTCACGTGGTCTCGGCCATTCAATTTGCACACATTTTATAAAAGAAGGAGGAGGAAAAGATGGAGTCCACGCAACGCCGGTTATTTTTAGTGAGACTAGCGACCTCGGAGAGCAGTATCTTAAATGCATGGAACTTGCTGGTAGATATGCTTACGCGGGTAGAGATTGGGTTTGTTCAAGGGTTGCAAAAATACTACGCGGTAACATCATCGACGAAGTCCATAACCACCATAATTTTGCCTGGAAAGAGCGGCATTTTGGTAGAGACTTATGGGTTGTCCGAAAAGGAGCTACACCAGCTTTCCCAGGTCAAAAAGGATTTGTCGGAGGCTCTATGGGAGACATATCAGTCATCTTGGAAGGAGTCGAGCACCCTGATTCGCCACAACTACTATACTCAACAGTCCATGGAGCAGGTCGTGCGATGGGAAGAATGCAAGCAAAGGGTAAAAGAGATCGCCGTGGTAATATCACCAGAGCAGGAATGGTTAAACAAGATGAGCACGATGCTTGGATGCAAAAATCCGGGGTCGAAGTTAGAGGGGGTGACCTTGACGAATCTCCCTATGCCTATAAACGCATTGAGCAAGTTCTCGCGGCACATGCGTCTACAATAAAGATATTACATGAGTTAAAACCTATCGGGGTCTGTATGGCTTCGGCAGCGGAATGGGACCCTTACAAAGATTAGGAGGAGCATATGTCAATGTGTGAATACGATAGAAACCTGCTTAGAGACATTAAAGGTTTGTTAGAAGAGATACTTAGGACTCTGCAGGGGGAATAATGGCAAATGATGGTTTAGTATACGTAGGCAAGATTATCGCTATAGATGCTATTCCCGATGCAGACCAAATCGTTAGTGCGACTGTCGTCTGTGGCCATGGGGGGAAATGGAGGGGAGTAGTTCGAAAAGCAGAGTTAGGTTTGAATGATTTGTGTGAAGTGTACCTACCGGATGCGTTAGTACCACAAGATGATGCGAGGCTACAATTCCTCAAAGATAGTGGGTGGCGCGTCAAGATGAGAAGGTTTCGTGGTGCTCCGAGTGAAGTAGTTATTGTGCCTGCGTTAAATACTAATGATTGGGTCGGGCTAGACATCACTGCATTCAGAGGAGTTACGAAGTACAGCAAGCCAGTTCCTGCGCATCTTCAAGGGGTGGCAAAGGGTAACTTTCCTGCGTTTATTCCAAAGACAGATGAACTTAACTATCAGAGACACAGGGACTTAGTTGAAAGATTGGAAGGGATGCCTTATTATATCACAGAGAAGGCAGACGGTTCATCAACAACAGCCTATCGATACAAAGGTCAATTCGGGTTATGTAGTAGGAATTTAGAGCTTGAGTACAATCCTTCGAACGGTTATTGGCAGGTTTGTAAGAAATATAAAGTAGAAGAGAAGCTTCCCGAAGGTATTGCGTTACAGTGGGAGACTTGCGGACCAAAGATTCAAGGTAATCCGCATGGACTTAGTGAGATCGATGGGTTTGCATTTAGCGGATATAACATACTGGAGCACAGGTACTTAACAATGTTCGAGGTGCGTGCGCTTTGCTTAGAGATGGACTTTCCGTTTTGCAAAGTAGTAGCTCATGGGGAATCATTTAGCAGTCAGGGCATAGAAGTGCTAGGTGAGGGTAAATACTCCAATGGTAAAGAGCGAGAAGGAGTAGTTGTCAGGTCACAAGAGAATGTAGGTACAATGCCGATAAGCTTCAAAGTGATTAACCTGGGGTACGAGAGATAATGGGTGAAATCGGAGACCTGATATTTACTCTCTTGGGCAAGCTTGGGAGGTTTCTAAATGTTAAGGGGCAGCGCATTTGTTTCATTATATGGACCATTTGTTTGTGCTACTGGACAGCTCGAAACATACAACTTGGCTTAATAGTTCAATCGATAGGCTGCATCTTTAGTATGGGATTTAACTTATATGGGTTCTGGAACTGGAAACACAAAGGAATAGGAACATGAAGTGGATAGGCAAAGATCCTCCAATATATATTTACTTAGGGGACGAATGGGAACGCGAGAACGACCATAAGTTATTCAAGACACACGAAGACAAGAAGTGCTGGTTAGCGGCAGATGGCGAAAAGGTTGAATGGAAGAAGAACGCAAAGGTAAAAAGGAGACTGTAATGAGACTACAACCAATAGGAAGAAGCTTGGTCGTGCAGATTAAAGCAACAGAGAAGAAGGGTATATTGTTACTTGCTAGGCAGGACGATGAGCCGAAAGAAGCAAGAGTTATGGGAGTTGGCGATAAGGTAGAGGCTCCGATTAAGGTGGGGGATCTAGTACTACTTGCTCCATATTGTGGTAGTAAGATCGCTGGTGGAAAAGACGACGAACCTTACATGTTAGTTGGTGAGAAGGAAATACTAGGGATACTACGAGACGACTAATGCCGATGTATGACTACAAATGTCCGACCTGTGGAGTGATTCGAGAGATCAAGGCATCAATTAACGAGAAACCTGCTTTACTTCACTGTGGTTACAAGCAGATGGAAAAGCAAGTATCTAAGCCAGGCGCAGTTCACTTCAAAGGATCGGGCTTCTACGAAACAGACTACAAAGGCAAGTAATGAGTAGGTCATATCGAAAGCCTTACTATGGCAATTCAGATGGTGCAAAGGAATGGAAAAGAGATGCAAACCGTAAAATACGAAGGGACAATAAGATGGAACTGATAGACGGTAACCATTTCAAGAAGATAAACGAGGTATACACTTCACCGATGGAACACAAGCATGGCTACTGGGATGTGCCGAAGTTGAGGAGAAAGTAATGGAAAACAAAGAGCTAGAGTTTGCATTTGGGAAACAAGTGGGTATTGCTGAATGTATGCTTGGTAACATTTCTTGTATGCAGGATATTTTAGGTAGATTGATGGTGTGTATGCAGGAAACGAATAAAAACCATAATGTGTCTTGTGAGTTCTTTAGATTGGACTTTAGACAACCTTACTTTGATGAGCAACTTATGTTTCCGATAGGTTCGTTAATACTTGATATGAAATGGGGATCGAAAAAAGAGCTAGAGGAAAAGAATGAAAGTAACGGCAGTAAGCGACCTTCACGGTGACAGACCCAGGCTAAAGGGTGGCGACTTGCTTATCATTGCTGGCGACCTCACTGCTAGGGATAAAGAAGATGAGTATTATGAGTTTAATAGCTGGCTTTGCGATCAAGAATATGATAAGAAGATTGTGATAGCTGGAAATCATGATATGTTGTTACAAATAGATTCGTTTCAGTATTTAGAAGGTTATCCAGCATTTGACTATCTTTGCGATTCAGCAACTGAGTATCAAGGACTTAAGATATGGGGAACGCCGTGGAGTCAATGGTTTCAAGGTGTTAATCCCTGCTGCACTGGTTTTATGCTACGTAGTGAGTTTGAGCTAGAGGATAGGTTTAATCTCATTCCGGAAGATACAGACATCCTCATAAGTCACAGTCCTTGCTATCAAAGGCTAGATCAGACGCTATATGGAGATCGTGCAGGTTCTACGGCGTTGCGGTCAAGAGTAGATTATCTCGCTAGTCAGAAGCAGCTTAAGTATCACTTCCACGGGCACATACACGAAGCCTATGGAGAACATGACGAAGGTGGGCTAAAGACCTACAATGTTTCAAGAATGGACAGAAATTACATACCAAAAAACAAAATAGTAAACATTGAAATATAGTGCATAAATAGATACATTAGTATAAAAGGCTCCTTAGCTCAGTGGTTAGAGCGCTTGCCTGTTAAGTAAGATGTCGGAGGTTCGATTCCTTCAGAGAGCATGTGATAGTAGCTCAATGGTAGAGCAGAGGATTGTGGTTCCTAATACGAGGGTTCGATTCTCTCCTATCACCCCAAATAATACATAATAATATCAGGCTGATTGTTTTGTGCCTTCGCAAGACAGTCGGCCTTTCTTTTGTCAAAAAGTTTCTATTTACTTGTGTCAAATTCAATTTTTAGTTAGTGGTAAGTTTCTTAAACACAGGAGCTTACAATGACAACTATTACAATTCCATACGGATATTCACCAAGACCTTATCAAGAAAAAGCACTTAGAGCACTAGACGACGGATGCCGAAACTTATGCTGGGTCGTCCATCGTAGAGGTGGGAAGGACACTACTATGTGGAACTACATGATCAAAAGGGCGTACTTGGAACCAGGAACGTATTATTATTTCTTGCCCTCTTTTGCACAGGCCAAGAGGGTTATCTGGGATGGTATGACGAACGACGGGAAACGGATGCTCGATTATATTCCTAAAGCCATTATTGACGGTAATCCAAACAATACAGAGATGAAGATCTGGATTAACGGCGCTAACGGACAGTCTTTAATACAATTGATAGGTGCAGATTCTTATGATGCTATAATGGGCACGAATCCAAGGGGTGTTGTATTTAGCGAGTGGTCTTTGATGGACCCGATGGCTTACGAGTTTATTAAACCAATTTTGGCTGCTAATGGTGGCTGGTGTGCCTTCATATATACACCAAGGGGCAAAAACCACGGATGGGAGCTTGCAGAGATTGCTAGGCGTAACCCAGAAGAGTGGTTCTTTGAGGTACTTACAGTTAGAGAAACCGGTGTTCTTTCTGAGGCTCAAATTGAATCCGAGCGTAGGAAAGGTATGCCAGAGGATATGATTCAGCAAGAATTTTACTGCAATTTCAATAGAGGTCAAGAAGGTTCGTATTATGGCAGGCAAATGGATGAGCTCCGTAAAAAAGGTCAATTATGTCATGTTCCGTTTGACCCAGCACTTCCTATTCGAACTTACTGGGACTTAGGTATTGGCGATAGTACTGCAATATGGTTCGCACAATTTGTCGGGAAAGAAATACATCTTATCAATTATTATGAAAATTCCGGTGAAGGATTAGCTCACTATGCACGTGTGTTGGATGATTATCGTCGCGAAACCGGATGTGTATATGATCTTCACGTAGCACCACACGATATTCAAGCGAGGGAGTTGACAACAGGGAAGACAAGACTTGAGACTGCACGGCGCTTGGGGTTAAATTTTCGTGTAGCTCCAAGATTAAGTCTCGAATCTGGTATAGAATCTGTACGTATGTTGTTAAGTCGTTGCTGGTTTGATGAGAAAAAGTGTGAGCATGGTCTGAAGTGTCTGGAGAACTACCGAAAGAGTTACAATGAGAAGTTTCGTGTGTATGGGGACAAGCCTTTTCACGACTATACAAGCCACGGCGCCGACGCTTTTCGCTATCTAGCCATAACTGAGAGTGATTTTCGTCCTGATATGGGTGTTTCTGATGTTCAGTATAACTTGATGAAGCAGCAGTGGGGTTGGAAGGTTTAGACTCTAAAACATCATTAATGTAGCTATAAATAAGGTCTTTTAAAATGATTTCTACATCATCAACTAACTTAGATTCTTTGTTTGCCGAGGTTTTTGAATTTCGGTTAGCTCCTGATGGCGTGTCTGAGTATGTCATGGTTTCTGCTCGTAAGGGTTGCATGTTTGTTTTTACTTCGCACAATCGGGTATGGTCACCTCAATTGTGCAATGGCGTTCTTGATATCTTGCTCAAAGTCCAGCGAGTTTAACGAAAGGCTCTGTATTATTCCATTCAAAAACACCTTAATACTGTTGGTTGGGATTGTCTTATCGTTCTCTTTGGCTATGTCGCTTCCCTTGTGAGTTTCGAAGTCTTTCGCGCCAGGCTTCCTACTAGCCTCTCTGCCGACGTTTCGACTCTTCCTGAGTGTTTCGTTGTACTGGGATGCGATACGCTGCTGGTGAGTCTCTAATTGCGTTTCTGCGGCATCCGGCCAACTATCTGGATTGTCGAGGATGTTAAGCAGTAATCCCATGAGGGTTTTCTTGATCTTTTGGGTTTCCGAGATCTTTAATGCTCTTTGCACTTGCTCTCGTGTGTAGTACTTGCTAAGTCGGTGCTTGTCTTTTGGCGATAGCTTTGTTTCTTCTAGAAAATCAAAGATCGAAACTTCCTCCTCTTCCGAGCGTAGCGACTTCTTCCTTGGCAATGATTCCTTTTTGGGAGGAGATGATAGAGGAGGATTAGTAATAGGTAGATCAGTAATAGGTAGCTCAGTAATAGGTAATACGTCGGGCTTAACCGTACCTGATTCTTCCGTACTCGGCTTAACCCTGTGTGGAAACATTTTTTGAAAATCCTCTAGGGGAAGGGGGTAAACATCGTATCTATGCTGCCATTGCCCTTTGTGGTCTTGATACTTATGATGCACTACATAGCCTTCCGACTTTAGCTCATCTAGCATAGTTCTTATAGCTTCGATTCCATTGCCGCGTACTTCACCCTTATATAGGTTTGCTAAATGCCAGCTATGTATCTCAAAAGAAGACTCTCTACTAATCATATACCAAAGCAAACCCTTGGCAGCAAATGAGAGGTTTTCATTCTCTACTCCATGATTTGCAATGACAGAGTATTCTTTATCTAGGCGATGGTGATGGATGCGAACGTTTCTTTGATGATTTTCTACGGTATTAGATTTCATGAAGTATGTAATTCCTTAAGTTTTGCTTGCACAAAATCAAGGTAACTAAGATACTAGGTTTATGGTACAGGTTCATCCCTTTCCATATTCCTTATCTAAGTCTTGAGGTGAAGTGCAAGGCTTGGGTTGTTTGCAGTGTCTTGTAGGGTCATCTTTCATTAGGTGGCCCTTTTTCATTTATTGCATCACGTTACTCTTTCTTTCACTTCTTGTCAAAATATTTACTCTTTCTGCAGATTCGTCTTGCTAAATATTCAAATAAATACTATAGGCCAAAACAAAGACCATTATAGTAAATCATTGAAATTCAGCGAGTTACATGCCACAAGACATCGATATCGTCTCCGACTTTACCCAAGATTACAATCGCGCTTACATGCTTCTTAATCCACTATACGCGGAACAATACCGAGACGTGGGGTTCTACTTAGGCAACCAGTGGTCTCTCGATCAGATGCGTTACTTAAATGAAGAGCGAAGAAACTCATTCACGTTCAATAAGATACGCAAGATTATCAACATGGTTTCGGGGTATCAAAAAGCCCATGCAAACTCCAGTGTAGTTCTTCCGTTCGAAACAGGTAACGAGGAAACAGCCGAGCAATTGACAGAGCTTCTACGTCATGTGATGCAGCCAAACGGTTACCGAATCATTAGCAAAGCCTTTCTCAACAGTCTTATCTCTGGCGTCGCATGGGTTTCTCCTTGGGTAGATTATAGAAAAGATTATGTGAATGGCCAAATTTCCTTTCACTTGGATAACTGGAACGATGTCATCTGGGACCCCTTCAGCACGCGTTTGGACCTCGAAGACTGTACCTTTGTGGCTCGTAGGAAGTATCTAGCAAAGGATGCAATCAAGTCAATGGTGCCAGGGTGTGAGCGTGAGATCGATGCAATGGGATATGGTAACAGGGACGAGAAGTTTACCTATGAGCCATATGCCCGTCAGTGGGGTCTACAGGAGCTTTTAGCATACAACGAGTACTGGAAACAACGGTATAAGAAATGTGCACTATTGATAGACAAGTCCACAGGTGAGCAGAAGCCCTGGAAAGGTGACAAACGACGACTGGCCTTGATGCAGAAAATGTTCCCAAACCTCGCAGTGATTGATGGCTACTACAAGACAGTCGAGTATAACGTAATTGTTGAGAACCGCTTGCTATACTCTGGAGAAGATCCCTGGGGCATAGGCGAGTACCCTTTTGTGCCGTTCTATGCCCTCTTTGACAGTAGCTACGACCTCTTTCAGTGGAAGATACAGGGCCTAGTCAGAATCCTCAGAGATCCGCAAGAAGAGCTAAATATGAGACGCTCAAAACTGCTCGATATCGTTGATTCTCAAATTGGAAGTGGCTGGAAAGTTAAATCAGGTGCTGTGTCAAATCCGAAGTCATTGTTTCAATCAGGCCAAGGAAAAGTGATCTTCTTCAATCCAGGTTACGAAGTAAGTGATGCCGAAAGAATAGATGCTCCTTCGATTCCAGAAAGTCTCTTCGCATTGTCTGACTCTTTCGATAAAGACATGAGTGACATGGTTGACCTAAGCAGCTTAACCGTAGACGACACAGATAGAATGAGTTCCGTGCTATTTCAAATGAAGCAAGCACTAGGAATGATGGGATTAGGACCGATATTCGACAACTTGCGAGAGTCACAGTACCTCTTGAGTAAGAAAGTTCTCAAGATGATTCAAAACTACACGCCAGAAAAAGTGCAGCGAATCATCAAACAACAGCCGACACCAGAGTTCTACAACAAGACATTCCTTGAATATGACGTTGATATTGTACCAGCCGTGATGACAGAGAACCAGAAACAGCAAGCGTTCCTACAAGCGTGGACAATGAAAGCCGGTGGAGTTGCAGTACCAGACGAGATGCTATGGGAGTTGTCACCGTTTCCGATCAACAAGAAGTTTATGCAGAAGATCGAAGAACAAACACAGATGGCGAAGGCTCAACAGAAACAGGATCTCGAAGACAAGCAAAGAGTCAACAAGCTACTCGAAGCGAAAGCCTTTGGGGATGTGGCACTTGGAGAAGAAAGGATCAGCCGAATCAAATACGATGCTGCACTGTCCGAAGAACGATTGGCCGCTGCACAGGAAGAGAGAGCAAGAAGTGTGCTTGATATTGTCCGTGCGTCTAAAGAGTTCGAAGAGATGGACGCGAATCTACATGGCAAAGGTGTCGAACACGCAGAGAAGATACTAAACATGATACTAAGCATCGAAGAGAATCAACGGCTCAACGCAGCAGATACAGTGGTTCCTCAGCCAGCGATCAAGAAAGGCAAGTAGATGCAAGACGGAATAGGACAGATGGGCGCAGGTGACTCAGACATGAGAGTTGCCGGAACAGACTTACAACACGCCAGACAAACGAGAAGCGGAAACAGAGCAGAACATACGACGCCAGTTTCCCAAATGGATGTACACGAAGCACTTATGAAAGAAGTAGAGAGACACAAAGAAGGCCGAGCAGTTCGATTAGAGCATTTGGCCAAGCATTACAAGAGGTAGAGCATGTTAGATAGATACCAAGATTACGAGTTACAGATGAGCGCATCAAACCAGTTGGACGTTCACGGGATGCAGCCTCACTCACGAGAGTATTTAGAATATGAGGTCAACTGCGGAAGAAGTGAGCGACAGTTTGACATGATAGAAGGTGAAATAATGGAATACACGCCAGGCATTCAGTTCAGCGGTAAACCATAATGACAGCAATGTTCCAAGGACATGGCGGTAATCAATCAGCGGTTGGCCCAAAGACTAAGGCAAAACTACCAGGACCTGCGATTCAACCCCTGATCCAAGGACAGATTAACAGACCAATGAGTGATATGCAGGTGATGCAACAGAATGAGCGCAAGCAACATGAACAAACTTATATTTACGAGCATGGTCACAATGATGGCAGCTCTCCACTCGGCAAAGGATCTTTTTAGATGGAATGGGACAGTAGACTAGACGAGATTTTCAAAGACATGGATCAGTTGTTAGAGCCTCAAATGCGCAATGATCCTTATCCAGTTCTTAAGAAGATGCGAGATTTGATGAAGAAAGCAGCCACTATATTAACAAGCGCAAGGGTTTCAGATGAACGCACAGGATGTTTCTAATGCGCGGCAATGCACCAATGAATACTCTCAAGCCTCAGCCAGGGCAAAGCAACAGTTACAGCCCAAAGTTTCATCCTCTGCCAGGACCTTGGGCGCAGCAACAGATGAATGGGAAGACGACGACTGGGAACCACCAGACTACGAAGGTTCATACAACTGAGATAGACAGAGCTTTAGCAAGTGAAAGAGCACAGCATGAATACTGGGAAGAGTGGCAAGGTGTAAAGCCAGGCAAAGCAGTATACGAGAACCCAAGAGAGCTGCAGAACACATTACTGCCAAGCGCAAAGTACGGAACAGAAGGAAGAGGCTATGGATAGAGAAGACCTGTTGTATGCGGTAGAGAAAGTTAAGAGATTCATACAAGAAGCTGATGAAGAGACAATAAAAGAGATAGCACTTGGACAGTCAATAAACACAGCAATGATTCCTCCTGATTGGCGACAGTTTGATATGAGAGACCTCGAAAGAAGAATAGTTCGCATGGAATTGAGGATCAGATGAAAGAAAGACTACTTGGATTCATAAAACGTGTCGAAAGAAGAATTAGTTTCCTGAGTGACGAAGAGATTACAGAGCAGGTGAATAGAACCGGCAAAATTGAGTTTCGAAGCTTCTGGTCACCAGTGATTACAACAATGACGATTACGGAGAGAGAATTACCGAATGAAGAAGAAGAATCCGTTAGAGAAAGCACGCAGTCTGTTGAAGAAGGCAGAACATGCGCACACACCCTCTAGTATCAAAAAGAGGTTAAAGAAAGCTGGGACACCAAAAGGGATGCCTAGCAAATAACAAAAGGAGAACAACATGAAAGAGAATCCGAGTGGCCGACAAGGTGGATTCGAGAGCATGGAGCATAACAACGAGCGCAGCCCAATGGTTAGTCATCAATCAGAGACGACACCTGCAAGCGTAGCGAACATGTGGAATGCGGTCATGGAAATGAAGAGCGAGGCGATGGACGAAGCTTATGGACTGGCTGGCAAACGCGGCTGTGAAAAGAGCAACGGTATGGCGCACTCACAATTCAGAGATTACCCCTGGGCTTAGGTGATATATGCAGACAACACTAGTAGGTCAGAAACGCAACTCCAATATGCAGGAGATGGGTGAAACGAGAGAACCAATGGCACGAGATTGTTGGTCCGACGCAAACCGTTTAGCCGAGAAGTACGCAGAAAAGCTTGAGGGTGACTTCTGGGTACTGTTTGCAGCAAAGCCACACGTGAACCAAAGCAATGCGGTTGTCATGGGGTGGGAAGTCATTGCAAAGAGACCTCCGCAGGCAATGGTAGGAGTTATGGTCTTTAAGTGGAATTCCGCAGACAAAGCCTTAGAAGTAGAGACTGACTTGAGCCTTCCGTATGACGTTCCTCTTAGTGAGATGGAACTGTCGAATCGCAAGGAAGATGTCATCGTTACTGTCGGACAAGCAGCAAAAAGGTCTGGGTCAATACTGCTTGCCTAAAAAATTTTACCTAGACTGACAAGTTTTTATTTTAACGGGCGTAACGAGATCTGTCGCCGAGGTCAAAGGAAATGAATGGACGAATTAGATATGTCGCGACCAGGAAGTGAGTTGTTCCCTGACGCAGCAATTACAGCAACTAAATACAACTCATACCAAGACGTAAATGTGGGTCATGCCGTCGGTGATCCGTTAGAAATGGGCGTAAAACACAACCCTGAAGTCGCCAGTCAAGGTCAGTTGTCTCAGAAGGAAATGAACTTCGAGGCACTACGTGGAGAAGTAAGCAAGATGAAGGAAGAACGAGAGTATTGGAAAGGCCAGGCAGAAGCCTATTCAAGAGCTCCTACTCCAGCACCGCAACAGCAAGATGATCCTATAAGCAAATGGGACGAGTCAGACTGGGGCGATTCGGGAAATGTAAAGCAAGCGTTTGAAACAGTTCGTCGAGAGAACCAGAGACTTCGCGAGGAGTTTAGGGATCAGTTGGCAGCAGTTCAGACCAAATCGCAGCATTCCGACTGGAACAACTTAGTCACTCAACACGTACCGCAGTTAACAAGTAAAAATCCGATATTCGCAGAGATGATTAAAAACTCTAGCAACCCATATGAAGCTGCCTACCTATTGGCCGAACTAAACTCGAAAACTCAACAGCAAACTCACCAAGGGCAGTACCCACAAAACAGTGATGCGCAAAGGGCAATCGCTAACTCTCAGAAACCACAGACGATTAATTCTATCGGTGGCCAAGGACAGTTAAGCTCGGCTGATTATTATGCAAGCATGTCTGATGAAGACTTTATGAAGATTGCAGGGAAAAATCTGGCGAATATCTAAACCCATAGAGGGGAGATATGCCAAACACAACAACCGCACAAGTGCCTCCAGAAGTACGTACATATTTCGATAGACTTCTACTTACACTGGCACGGCCTTATTACATTTACGACATGTTTGCACAGAAGCGAACAATCCCACTGAATTCCGGCGATCAAATGGTCTTTAGTCGCTATTCCACGCTTTCTGCAGCCACCGTGCCCATTCAGGATGGAACGACGCCTCCTGGAGATAGCTTAAGCGTTACTGACTTCTCAACACAGATCAAATGGTACGGTAACTTCGTCACTATTACGGATCAAGTTCAGTTCACAGTACAAGACAGGGTTAACGTACAGGCCCTGTATAAATCTTCTTTAATTGACTTGGAGTGCCTGGCTGCGTAAGCGGGGGTTAACAGGGGGCAAGTTTATGGTTTGTGATAAATGTAAAAAAGAAATTCCAAGAGGACACGTTTGTCTAGGGAATGCTTCTAACACCAAAGTTACATGTACAAATTGTATCCAGCCTGAACGACTAAACAAGAAGACCTCGTAAGAGGATGCGATAGTCTGAACTCTACGTATACATGAAGGTAGAGAGGGATCTCCGAAGAGGGAACCCCGCCTAGAAATAGGTCACAAAAGTAACAGATAGCTTAAACGAAGCAACAAGGGTTTTGAGTCTGCAATTAGGACTTACAATCGACACACTAATCAGAAACATGATGGTCTCCACCGCATCCTCTATACTATGCTCACAGGGCGGAAATGGACAGACCCCAACAGAAATAACGACCGCAGATATCAAGACAGCGGTTCGTGCACTTCGTTTGGGTAACGCCAGACTAATGACGAAGCCAATTCCTGGAGAAAACAGATTCGCGACATCACCCGTACGTAGCTCTTACTGGGGTTTCATGGATGTTAATTTGCAAGTCGACCTCGAGGCATGTGCTGACTTCCTATCCTCAGCTAACTACCCTAACCCACTTGATGCTCTAGAGGCAGAATGGGGTTCCACAAACAACGTACGATGGTTGCTTTTGACTAACGGTTATAATAATGGCGCTTCAGTACCAGTGTACAGCAATATTATTTTGGGGCAAGAAGCATACGGTGTGGTCAAGCTTGGTTCGAAAGAAGCCGAATTTATCGTTAAGTCTCTCGGTTCTAGCGGTACAAGTGACCCTCTGAATCAACGTGGAAGTGTTGGATACAAGTACCCATTTGCTACACGCCTCCTCAACGACAATTGGATCACACGCCTGTTGTCAACACAGAACCTATAATATAAGGAGAAGCAAATGAGTCAATACAGATTTGGAACAATTAACTCCACTACTGCCTTAATCGCCAGTGGTGTGAGTCTAGCACTAGGGTTTATCCCAGATGTCTTTCGTATCTACAACCAAACAGTCCTTTACGCAGGCACTTTATCAGGTGTTGGTGAATCTCTGTGGGTTAAAGGTTTCCCGAATGCATCTGCGATCATCACAACCTATACGGCAGGGGTTTCTGCTACATCTAAAATCACTACCTTGGGCGTAACTCCGGTTATCTTAGGTGGTGCATGGCAAAACACTCTATACACAGTCACAGGCATCTCAAACGCGAACCCTGGCGTAGTTACAGTCAACCCAGTCGATCCGGCCAACTCAATGGTCCTTGCGAATGGTATGACAGTCACTATCTCTGGTGTGAATGGAATGACAGGTTTAAATACCAATCGCTTCATCGTCGCCGGCCTATCTGGTTCTACAGGAAGTCAGACATTCAATTTGTACGACACCTTCGGTAATCCAGTTGATACAACAGCTTTAGGGACTTTTACAAGCTCACCTAATGCTCAGTTGGATGTGATTTCTTATCCTCCTACAGCTCCAGTTTTGAACTCAGTAAACGGTCAGGTAATTACTCCTGGTTCACCTGCTGGTCTTCAACTCGACATCGGCTACGAAGGATTAACACTTGGTTCAGGCGTACTCGGATCTAACGGGGATGTTCTGTTCTGGGAAGCACTCTACTCGACGCCAACTGGCTGGTAGATAACAACATAGGGAGGAGCGGCAATCGTTTCCTCCCCTTGTCAAGCCGCTTTACATTGGAGTTTTATGACCTCACAAATTGGGTTTCCACCAGAGACAGTCTACGAAGTAACGGCAATTACAAAAGATAAGCCAGGGATCGTCACAGTTTCTTCTGTCGCCGAGCCTGATGCCTTTTACCTCTCCAACGGGATGACTATTACTTTCTCAGGAGTTAGGGGCATGTATGAGGTGAATCGCAACAGATACATCCTCGGAAGCTTAGACACAAATGCAAAGACGTTCGCTCTCTACACAATTCAAGGTGATCCGGTCGATACAAGTTCCTTCAATTCGTACATAGCAGGTGGGCAGATCAACATTATCTCGTATCCCCCTTTAGCTGGGCAACCCCCTGGGCTTATGTACAACACACAACCAATAAACGTTTAGGAAACATATGACATTTAAAAGAGTAAAAAAAATACCCGTCGAGAAGTTGCAAGAGGATCACCTTACTGGTCCGGCAGATGAATCGATCGAGGAAGTTAGAGAAGTACTAAAAGACAAGAAAGTAGTGATCGCAAACGAGATTCCTCAACTAGAAAAGATCATCTTCAGAAACCAAAGAGACCCAGGCTATCCACTTGAGTTTCACTATGCTAGCAAGACGCATCCATTCAAACAATACAGTCTCATCGACGGTCAAGAATACACGCTACCTAAAGAGGTAATTCGAAACCTAGAAGGCTGCAGAGAGAACATCGAGAAGTATCGCAAGAACCAAAGCTCCGGTCTTCCTGAAATCTACGTCGCTGGTTACAAAACACACTTCGTCTGTGAGAGGGCTGCATAATGGCTGGTTGGACACTTAATGATATTATACAAAAGGTTAGAGGAACTACTGGTCGGCCTGATGCGTCTATGATGAGTAATGCGACTATCATCGACTATATCAATAAGTATTACCAATACGTGATGCCCAAGGAGCTTAAAATCTTCTGGGGCTACACATACCATCAATTTTACACGCAGGCGAATGTCGATCAGTACATTGCTCCTGCAAATTTCCAAACGCTGAATCCTACGGCCTACGCTGATGGATTTCCTCTCGAATGGTATCTCAGTCCAGACGTGTTCTTTTCCGACTACCCACAGCAAGAAAATAAGGTTGTTGTAGGCAATGGCAATGGATCGCTGAACTCTTTTACCTTCCAGATACCAGCATTTCCAGTCTTAGCAAGGAGCGTATATGTCACAGACGGCACTCAGATCGCCCAAGACAACGGGACCGGAGGGTTTACTACTCCTACTGGTTTCTCTCTTGGCGGCACTATTAACTATGCAACAGGTTCTGTAGTTGGGCTTTCCTTTCTAGCTCCTCCTGCTGCTAACACAAATATCACCTGCGCATCTCAAACGTACATGGCCAACCGTCCTCAAGGCATCCTGTTTTACAAGACGCGAACCCTTATCGATGCCACTGTCGCTGCGCGTGATCTGGTCAACATGTTCGTAATTCGTCCTGTGCCAGACCAAGTGTACCTCATCAAAATGCAAGGGATTCAGATTCCCCCCGAGCTTATCAATTTAACTGATGTTCCTTTCAGGCCAGATCTCGGACCATTGATTGCTTATGGAGCTTCGCTAGAGATATTCGCAGACTTCAACCAAATGGATCAGTACGACCAGACGCTTACGCAATTCAATCGCTACAAAGACGTAAGTATGCAAGACACATACGAAGAATTAATTTACACAAGATCAGTACCAGCATTCTAGGAGACTAATGACATACACACCTAACGTTCCGCAAGCAACACAGACCATAGCGTTTACTCAGCCTCTAATCCAAGCCAACTTTACTTATGTCGATACGGCAATGAAGGTAGATCACTCGTGGCAAGGTAGTTTTATCGGTACAGAGGCAGCTGGCTCACACAAAAGACTCGATATGCCCAATCAGCCTGTAGATATTGTTGCTCTTCCTGTAGGTATCAATGCGGTTGTCTATGCAATTGGTGGAAACGTCTTCTCTTGGAATGGGGGCAAACGACCAATCTCAGGTGTTTCTGGAAGGGGAACAATTGCTTTAACAACTGTCAATGTCTTTCAAACAATCTTTACCGTACCTGCCGAATGTGTTGGATGGGTTTCAATTCAGGAAAGCCCAGGTGGAGCGTTTCAACCATTAACTAAGACCTTTCACTTCTTCACAAGCGCAGCATCTTCTCCAACATCTTTATTTGACGAGCAATACACAACAGCAGGCAGTTCATTGAACCTTACTGTCGCAGTTTCAGGGGGTAACGTGCAAGTCGCTAGAGCTAACGGTGGTGTTGGTGGTGCTTACACAGCGGAATTTAAATACATCTACTGGCCGATATAATGAAAGAACTTAGAAATGATGCTATAGATATGTCACACCAAAGATTCGGAAGCCTGGTAGCTATTGATCGAGTAAGAATAGAAGGAAAAAGGGGATTGTTTTGGAATTGTAAATGTGATTGTGGTGCAAAAACTGTTGCATTTGGTGGTCATTTAAGAGCCGGAAGAAGAGTGTCATGTGGATGTAAGTCTCAGGATAAAATAGAAGAATCAGGTTTCAAAAGATTATTCTCTTTATATAAAAACAAAGCACACAAAAGAAATAAAATATTTACATTAGAATTAAAAGATTTTTCCAGATTAGTTAAGCAAGATTGTTTTTATTGTGGATTAGAACCTAAACAAATAATCAAAAAAAATAAATCAATAGGAAGTCAAATAATTTACAACAGAATTGATAGGAAGGATTCTTCAATTGGTTATGAGTTGTTTAACTGTGTAGCTTGCTGTAAGAGATGTAATACCTCAAAAACTGACATGACTTTCGATGATTGGATGGAGCACATAAAGACAATTATAAAGTTTCAGGAGGTTGCATAGTGAAGGAATATCAAGGTTTTGCGATAAGCAACTTCAGATCAGGCTTTATGGAGAATGTTGAAGGATGGCTTTTGCCCAGAGATGCTTACCAGATTCTAAAGAATGCCCACTTGTACAGAGGTGTTCTTGAGAAAATCCCTGGCTACGATCTCTACGCAAGGATGAGCTACACGGAAACAATTACGCTATCTCCTGCTCCTGATGGTGTTACAACTGTCTTTACTGGCACGTTAAACCATATTCCTTCGACAACACAAATCACTGCCCAAGCTGCTACAAATGCTGGCGCTACGACTTACGAGACATTTACCTATGCTTCCGACACTCCTCCTTCTACATTGAATCTAACGAGCAGTGGTGGTGGGACGGGAACAATTGATCTTATCACTCTGGCGGTTTCTCTTACCTTTGCTGTGCCTCCTGCGATCGTTCCTGGTGGGTACAATGCGGTTATCTTGACATACGACTACCTAAGTACTGCTGGGGCTGGAAACACTGACATAATGGGAATCAAGCCCTACTACTACGCTAATGGTGGGCAAGATATCTTAGTATTCAACACAAGACGAGTTGGTAAAGTAGTTACACTGACTGGACTCGTTGCTACTGCTGCTGGTTCGGACAATGGAATAGAAGAGATACCTCACGAAGTACACACACAAGCTTATGCCCTTAATGTGCCTTTCGATGGTGTTACAACTGTTTTCACTGGAACTTTCGGAAGACCTGTTGTCCCTGGGGAAGTAAATATCATTCTATATAGTAATGTTCCTGCAGCTCTAATAACAATCACCGATAATGGAATGGGACTGTTAGTTGGAACTGGTATCACTGCAGCTAGCTTTATTAACTATGGGACAGGAGCATTTCAAATAACCTTCAGTACCGCTCCTGCTGCTACGGATACTCTCAATATTGCTGCTTGCGTCTATGGGGATGTCTTCACGGGTGACTATACAAACTTCTTCAGCGTGGCCAATTACACATACAAAGCTTTCATAACAAACAACATTGACGCAATTCGATACTACGACGGAACTTGCTTAATGTTTCTGAATACTAATTTAACTAACAGACCTGGCGACTTTAACTATGACATATCAAAAGCTCTTCATGTGGCAATCAATCGAGAAAGGCTACTTCTGGTTGCACCTACTGTCTTTCAGATTCCACAACCTAATTCAATATATTGGTCTGTCGCCTTCAACCCTCTTGATTTTACCACCGCTAATAACGCAGGGCACTTAGACGCTCCTACCTCCGAGTCAATCCGACTGTTTTTCTTCATCAACTCAGACATGATCGTGCGATTCTCAAACAGTGAGCGAGTCTTCCGTTACACAGGCGATGCATTCAGTCCTTTCCGATGGGATTCCACTAACAACATCTGGCGCTGCGATGCTCGGTACTCTGCAATCAACTACGATTCCTACGGGACTTCTGTTGGCAAGCCGGCAATTGTTGCATCAGATGGGGTTAATGTCCAACGAGCTGACGAGATCATACCAGACTTCACACTTAACAACAGGTCACTGCTAGAAGGCCCGATCATCTCGATAGACCAAACAAGCATAGGCCAGTGCTATGGAGAGAGGTTCGATGACTTTAAAGAAGGTTGGCTGTGCTTCAAACAGTTCGACTCAAACCAATCGGCAACACCTCAGCGATCAGATAACGTCCTTGCTTTCAACTATATCGACAATACCTACGCAGTCTACACATTCCCTTTCAATTGCCTTGGCTTCGGGACGGTCACTTCGGTCGATGTTTGGGGAAACAACTTCGACTTGTGGGGAGATGCCGACTACTCTTGGGGAAGTTTCTGGGAATCGAAAGATGCTCTGATTGACTTAGCAGGGGACAGAAATGGCGTAGTATACACTCTAGGTAACACTAATACTTTAACACTACCTAACGGAACAAGAGCGCCAGTCCTATTCGACGTAATCTCTAAGAACTTCAATCCATTCATTGAGGCCGGGGAGTTGTGTAGGTTTGGCTTCCTCGACATCTTCGTTAGCGCAAACAACACATCAAAGCTTCGCGTACAGTTCTTCCGAGACGATACCTTATACGAGCTTCCTGACGGGACTCCTGCTGGGGCTTATCAAGAGACAATGCTTACCTTCACTACTACCGATTCGATGAGTCCTACCACACCACAAACAAAGGTATGGAAGAGGATTTACGTAGGAGCAGTAGCCAGAGAACACACCATTCGATTCTATCAAGCAGCAGAAGACTTTACAGATGACATGAATCAGCCTATCCGAATCCATGCGATTGTACCTTGGATGAAGCCAGCCGGAAGGATATTCAACTAATGGGAAAACTACAACCGAATTTTAGCTGGCAGAAGTACGAAGGAAAAGCAGAAGACCAGAAGCAGCAATTCCAATATCAACTTCAGACGCAGCACATACAGGTGGCCAATTCAGTTAATGCAACAATTGATGACGAGAGCCACTTCACACGAGAGAGGCAGACGAGCTTCACTTGGGTAGACGGTAGGGCAATATGGACCAAGACCTTCGTTAGCACTATATCCGTTGCGCCAGGAACAACAGTAATCCCACATGGCATCACAGGGATAAGGAGTGTAGTGGATGTCTCAGGGATAGCACAAGACGCAGTTCCGTTAACTAGTTTTGCGTTTCCTTTACCATTCTTAGACTTAGTTGCTCCTATTAATAGCATCGAAATGTACGCGACTGTCACAGATATAATTATCGTAACTACAAGTGCTGCATGGTTGAATTACATACTAAACATAACGATTGAATATACGAAATAGAGAGGAAACATGCCTAAAGGGTTTTTAACCGGAACAAAAGGGAAGATTAAAAGCGCTTCTACTCAGACACCGGAACAAGAGCAATTACTAAAGTTAATCACAGAAGGTATCACAAGCGGCGAAGGTCCATTGAAAGATATCTTTGGCGAGTTTGACCCTGCAGCATTTGAGGCCGGAGTATCTAAGCCTGCATTGCAACAGTTTCAAGATGAGATACTTCCACTGCTTCAAGAGAAGTTTATCGGAGGTAACCAAGTCGGAGGGTCTGGATTTCAGAGAGCAGGAGCCAAAGCAGCGACAGACCTTCAATCCAAACTTGCGGAGCTGATGTACAACGCGCAGAACCAACAGAAGCAAAATAAGATGCAGGGAATCAATACAGCCCTGGGAACAAAGGCAACAGAGAATATCTACAAGCCAGGAACAGAAGGCGCAGTGCAGGGCTTTATCAAAGGTGTCGGGCAAGGTGTCGGAAACGCTGCTGGTGCGGCAATTGCGGGGTAAACAATGGTAACAATTCTTCCTAAAGAAAACGACTGGTCTGACGCATTTCAATCAATAGGCAAAGGTTTCTCGCAAGGGTATCAGAACCGTGCAGATGAAATGGCGCTACAGAATGCAATTGGTGGACTAGGGGCAAACCCAACGCCAAGACAAATCCTCGACGCAGTGACAGGAACAAAGACATATAACCCTCAATCGAAACAGGCGCTATTCAAGAACTATCTAGGAGCATCTGAGTTTGAAGAGCTACAGAAGAAAAGTAATGCATCTCAGGAACAAGCGAAAGCTGAAACTGCAGAGAGTAAAAGGGCAACTGGTGTAGCAGAAAAACAAAGAGATAGACAGCTTGACATTATGGAAAACAAGTCAGTCAAAACTCATGCAAGAGCAGCGACAGATGATCAGATCAAAGCAGGTATCCAGACAGTCAAAGAAATGCGAGACATTGGAAAGAAGGGAAACCTAGGTATCGGAACAGGCATTCGCAAGGTCTTCAGTGGAGAAGCAGCTAAAGATGCAGGTACTTATGAGCAACTTGGGAAGTCCTTGATTCAGCTTTCTACAACAATTCCTATCCGAAACAAGTTGGAATTCGAAACCTTAGCGGAAAAACTCTACGACCCATCAATCAGAGACGCTGAAAGAGAAGGTATCTTAGATGCAATGGAAAATATTCTGAATCGCTCAATTATGGATAACTCTAAAGAAGAGTCAGCGAAAACTCCTGAAGGAAAGATAAGAGTAAAAGACAAAGCAACAGGTAAGACAGGCACAGTAACCCCTTTCGAGGGAATGGATGCTAAATATGACAGAATCTAAAGATGACTTTGTAGCTGATGATTTTAAGCCAGATTCACAGGATGATTTCGTAGCTGATGATTTTACTGCCGACACTGAGAAGAAGCCAGAAAGAACGCCAGCAGCTAAAGCAGCAAGAATAGGCGCACAATACGGACTTGGTCGACTCGAAGGAACTGTACCAGGGATCGCTTATGACATTGGTGTAGCCCCTGCTTCTTCAAAAGGCTTCTATACATTCAACGAATTGCAACGGATGGGAGAGGATATCGAATGGTTGGCAGAGAAGAACGTTGGTAAATCTGTAGAAGAATGGTCAGAACAAGATCGAGAATTGTACGCAAGCTTAACCGAAAGAATACAAGATCCTAAGAAGATTAGTGAAGAAGCTAAGAACTTGCCTGATTTAAGCATTAGAGGCCTCACCAGTGCTGCAACAGGAATCGACCTACATCCGGAAGGGGTATGGGAAAAAGCTGCTTCTTGGGCCGGTTTTGTAAAAAATCCAAGGAACATTAAAAAGCTGAAAGACATTGGAACTAGTCCGAAAGAGATAGCAAAAGCAATTCTTCCTTATCCAACTGACGTATTTAGAGGTATTGGAGCAGGAACAGCGATGCAGATGGCAGAGGATGGGCAATGGGGTCCGATTGGTCACTTAGGTGCTGCTATCGCAGGTGATATTATTGGTCATGGTCCTAAAGCAGCCTTATATGTCGCTAAGAATCCAAAGGCAGCAGCAGCACAAGCGGTTAACCTTCTGACACTGAATAATACGAAGAGACTTGCAGCACAGCAGTTGATCGAAGATTTTAACAAAAGCGGGCTACAGTTTGACGCAGGGACACTGACTGGCTCACCGTTAGTTCAGATGATGCAAGCAAGGTTAACGCAATCGGGTTTGACAGGCACTGCACTTGATAATTTCCGCAAGGAACTTTCTGCACAAATAACAAGAGAATATGAAAATATAATTGCTGATTTAGGTGAACTAACTTTCGAGAATAATCATCAAGCATCTGAAGCAATAAAGAATGCATTAAAAGTAGACGAAGTGCAACTAAATGCTATTAACAAAGGTAAGCCAGCTGAACAACAACAAGAGGCTGCGCAACGATCACCATTGCAGGGACGAGTAGCAGTAGAAGAAAGACCGAATTACCAACAGCAGCTTTTAGATGAAATAGCGCCAGAACCTACAACTAATTCATATCAAGGAGGCGAGAATCTCAAGACAGCAGCAGAGGATATACGGCAACCAATCAAAGAGGAATTCAATCAACGCTTCACTGCTATTAATCAAGAGTTGGCAGGAATGGAAGCAGGGCCTCAAATGCAATTAGCGAGACAGCTAGAGAACTTTGTTAATGAGCATCAAGGATCGCTTCTTCTTGGGGAATCGGCAGCAGAAGCAAGAGTTATACAAATAGCTGATCGATTGTTACAAAGGTTGCGTCCAGAAGGAGGTTTTGCAGGTATCACAGTAGATGAACTTATTAAAACACGAAGGACACTTGCAGATATAGCTAACTGGGAGATGGCAACTTCGGACTTTACCTCGGCATATAGAAGTCTTGTGGGGGATGTCAACGCCGCTATCGAAAGGGCTATTGCAGACAACCCAGAATTGAGAGCTACATATCTTGAATTGAATGCTGACTATGAAGCTTATAAGAATGCATTTGAAGATCGAAACCTAAGGAATTTATACAATCCGAAGAATCACAACTACAACTCAATATATAAAGAATTTGTCAATAGCCCAGATAAGCTACGGTCTCTCGAAGACATCTTTCATACCAGTCCTCGCGGTGAACAATTAGTCAATCAGATCAAGCGAGACTATGCGCAAGATATCATGAGTAAAAGCGAGTTAACCGCAAGAGATATCGCAGATTTACAGCAAGTCCTAGGACCTGAATTCGACAGTGCTATCTTGGATTTCGTTCGCGACAGACAGCAAGCAATTGAGCACCCATTACCTCGCGCTGCAAGACAAGAGCGTTTAGGGGTAGATGTTTCAGCTCCTCAAACCCAACCAACTAAATCTCTAGGAAAAGGTCGAGTTTCAGAAACAGGAACCGAAGCTTCAAAAGCAGGGTTACGCAAGAAACTAGGTGAAGCTCTCGAAGGTAAGAAGCCCGAAGAAGTGATGAATCAAATGAATACTGTCGAAGGTATCAGGAAGTTACGAAGAGCATTAGAAACAACCACAGAAGGCAAGAAACTTTTTAAAGAACTCTCTCGATTCAAACTAGCAGAACTTATCGATAGCAAGATGAAAGATGCAGTGAGTGAGCAGGTAAAACTTGGGAAATTCTCGAATCTTTTGACAACCAAGAAGAGTAGAGACATTGCGAAAGAACTACTCTCACCTGAAGCATTTAAGAGACTTGAGCTACTTCAATTGAATTCGGGACGACTAGCACAATCAGCAGGCAAGTTCTTCAACGCAAGCCAATCAGGAACCACTTTGACTGATATGGGTCTAGTTGGTGCAGCTTTTTCAGGAGTATTTTTAGGAAACCCATTCATGGCTGTTCCTGCTCTATTGAAGATCGGAGGGAGTTACACCATTGCACAATTGATGGCCGACCCTGTGTTTTTGAAAGAGTTAGAAAAAGCAATATTAACAAAGAACGACAAGAAGTTTGCACAGTTTTTAAAAAACATGCAGCCGAGAGTTACCAAAGCACTCAAAGAAACTCAAAGGCTTAACGAAGAGGATTAGAGGCTCTTTCCCCCAAGGAAGAAGCAAACAACAAACAGAAGTAGGACGCTTATAAATGTCATCATGCGAAGAACTATAACATTCTGACAGCTAAAAAGCAATCCTAAAAAAATTTTTGCCAAAAAAGTAAAGAAATTATTTTAAAAGGAGAAAAAACATGGGTCTATTTGACAATCCATTAAGCCACGCCGGATACCCACCAGGAGTAACAGGCACGCCAACAACACAACCAACCGAAGTTAGAGCAGCAACAGTCGCAGAAGCAAACGCAGGCACTCTTGGCAGTGTATACATTTCACCATTGTCACTTGCTGGCTTTACTTCAGTAGCGAGCTTTGCATCACCACCTGTTCTAGGTTTTGGTAGCACTACACCTCGTCCTGTCGCAGCAACAACTCTAACCTCTACAGGGACAACAACACTTGCTTCAGGTGCAGGGGTAGCAGCGAAACTTGGTAACGCAACAGGCACACTCGGCTTCTTCGGAGCTACAGGAGCCACAAAAGTAACACAAGGAGCTATCACAAACAGTGTAACAGCAGGTGGTACTACAGGGACTATCGCAAACTACACAGACTTAACAGTTTACGCAAACGACTCTGCTGCTATCCGTAATGACATTTATCAATTGTCTTTGGCTCTTGCGAACGTCGTAGATGCTCTCAGAAGTTATGGCTTGTTAGTTTAAGGAGGATCTATGGCAGTTGTAAGAATGGATACCCTGCGGAGCAAAGCTTTCGGGGTTATCACTAATGCATACACAGTTCTAGGAGCTGCTCTTGCTCAGAATTGGAGGATGTTTCGAATCACAAACAACACTAACGGCGACATGCTAATTAGCTTGGATGGGACTACCGATAACCTCTTTGTGCCTGCGAACAGTTTCGTGCTTTATGACCTCTCGA